CCGCCGTCGGAAAGCCATGAAAGTCTCTAAGTTTATTGTCTAACTTGGAGGTTTTGTGGTACCCTGACTACTTGATTCATCAATGGCCCTGGAGCTATCGGTTAACTCACTCGAATCATTTGTTTTCGATAATTTTTCGACAATATTTAATTTAGTATTAACTTTTGAAATATCATAAGGCACAGATGCTGCTTCCATAGATGAGATAGCAGTAACACCTTTCGATGCGTAAAACTCTTTCCAAAATTCTAAGATAACATAATCTTCAAGATCAATTGGTACATCGTAAACATGTGAACCTATTAATTTACTTGGTATACCAGATAAATCATAATCTACACAAAATAAAATCGATTCAGCCGCTTCAAATGCAGTTGGCAACTTATCTGAATGTGTTAATTCATATCCAGAATCGGTCTTCTTCACTAAACATGATAAATAAGAGCCTAAAGTTGGCAGTTCTTCCATTAAATTAAAATCCAAATTCAAAGTTGGATCATAAACATTAAATAATTCTGTTAAAGTTTCTAACTCCTTGAAGAATTCAAACTTACTACTAATAGAATACACGTCTCTCAATCCTTCTTTCGAAGTAATTTGATAATCTGACTTAATCTTACTATTCTCAATAAAAATGTAACTTGAACTATTTGGTATTTTCGCCGTTCGCTCAACTTGCCTCATGACTCCTAAAAATTTTAAGAATAAACAAGGATATTTTCTTTTGAGATGGATCCCAAGAGATAAATGATCTCGATAATCAGAAACGTTCTCTGTATAATACTTTGCTAACGCAAACGAACGTTCAATCATAACCTTCGAAAGTCTTAAAAGAATATCAGCTCTAGTCGGTTTCCCTTCCAATCTGAGTTCAATTGCTAAATCCTTACGTAACTGTTGAGTTATTTTAGAATTTGACAGTAAGTATAAACTAAGACCACGATGTAGTAAGTCAAAATTTAACGAATAAGTTGCTTTAACTTTTGAAAAATAACTTCGCAATTTATGCGGCATATTATCAAATATAGAATACTTATTTGAAAGTGTTAAATTTAATACTTTAAAAGCACTGTCATTGGCTCTACTAATGCCACGACCTTTCGATTTCTGTTTACGCGTTGAGTTTGACGCCATAGATCGAATAGAATGACTCAATAAATAAGATTGTAGAGGTCTTATCTTTAAACAAAGGAAAAACATGTTACAGAGTAACAAATTAGGGACCGAGTTTACAAAATGAGATATATCCTTTCACCCACTTGCTTCAGATTTGCCTGCGTTGTATACTTTATACAATTAAAGCTGCCCTTCTTGCTCTTTGGCTGATAGCTCAGCATATTTTTGATTCTAATTACTTAGATTCACGGATAAGACTCCTTTTTCCTATTCAGGGTGTGAGTTCTCTCACCATAGCCAGGCTAATACTCCTAACAACTTTGCTGCATTTCAGACAACTTAGTGACTTTCTCAGTTTTAGAACATCCTCCACCCTACACGCAAAATGGTAGTTATTGGTAAAGTAATCCATTCCCGAGGACCATCTCTTGTTTTGTAGAAGGACAACTGGATGTCTTCACATGACGCAAATGCTTTTCTGACATCAGAAGATAAATTGGAAAGAAGATGGAATAATGGTTCTTGTCCATTTTGAATTTGAGCTAATATCGATACTAACCTAATGATAAGTCGATCGTCAAAAGAACTGTCAATGAAAGACTCTGGATAAATACATTTCGAAGCTACCCAATCAAGTGATTTAGTCGGATTTCCTAACCAATCCCAGTCGAAACCGAGCAAGTCAATCTTATCACAAACCGGATCTCTCAAATGAGTTTTATCTGGATGTACAACCATGTGAATTAATGACATTGTTCTCCCAAAATTCTGGATAGAATCATTTTTATCCATTTCAAAATCCAAATCGTCAGATTTGCCTTCGCGTACCAGGTCTAAACCTTCATTTGGGTAATCCATTCTGATGTAATGGTAATTCAACCCAATTTGCATCATCAAAGAATTAGTGAAAGTGTTAAACCTTGTTCCTGATTTAGTTCCACCATTTGCGATTATAGTGTGTCCCCACGATCCAACGATAGGTGTTCGAACTTCGTATAGAGCTAAAATTTCCTCGATTTCGGAGAGCAGCGTATCATCAACCACACAACCAGATAATCTGTTAGACTCAATCATAACTGCATGAGCCAAGTAAATTGACAAAGAGGGTAATCGATAATCAATTCCTTCAATATCAGATACACAAATTTGATTTTGGTTACGAATTGCCGATCTTCTCATATCAAGTACTCTTTCAGATATTTGAGGTCTAGTAAGCCCTTCAACAAATGGTTTTCTATTAAGAAATTTGTCGATAAAGTCGCCATGGAGAATCTCCTGTAATGCCAGAATCTGAAATGAATACCCGAAAACTAATCTGATTTTAGTAACAACAGTTTTCTTTAGAGATTTCACAGATGGACTAAATCGATGAAACACGGTCACTAACTCACCAAAGATTAATGCTAGTAGCTCTTTGTTTTCACTTGAAAAGACTTTTTGAACAAAGTTCTCCATTGTTAATTGAGCTTTAGGAGATGATTTTCTTTCA